AGTGTGTGATTCGAGTTTTTAAAGTAGCTTTGTGCCTTCCTTTGCTTTCTGTTTAAAGGGTATCCGCTCTTCGATACACTCATATCAACCTCTTCAATCTCTCCACCTTCAGATAAGTACTTGCTTATCTGATCCTCTATCTCTTTCCGCTCTTCGTCTTTTGTTTTGCTCATTGATTCTCCAAAGGCCCGTTTGCGATCACAAGTGGGCCAGCCTTGTCCCGAAAGGTGAACCATGCACCTTTGATCTAACTTTTTAACCATGCGAAGTAAGCGTCACGATCTATCAAGATCGAATGACGCTTATTAGTGCCTGTTCTCTTTTCGATGATTGCTCCGCTGTCCATCAATCCATTTTTGTCACGGTTAGCAACCTCGAACTTGAGAGCTTGCAAATTCTTGTGCATGAAGGGGTGTGCTTCGTGAAAGTTTCTTACGGTGAATAGTTCACTCATTTACATAATCTCCATTTCAGCATCGAAATCGTGTCTCAACGATTTCATTGTTTCTAACTCTTTGAAGTTCCAGTTTGTGCGGCAAAGGAAAGCGATTTCAGTGCTGGTAAAGCCTTCTTCACTGTTCGTGAATTCAGCGCCATCTCTAACATAGGTCGCACTATCCTCATCGATACAAATCGCTGGAACCAAATCGTGAATCCACTGGTGGTCTGAGCAAGCAGTTAGCTGTTCCTCAAAGCTAAGCAGCTTCCTGGACTTCCTACAGCCCCAGACAGCCTTATCGCTCTTGTCTGAGAGGTTTGGCTTACTCCACTTGCAGTTCCTACAGTTGGGTTTTTTGGGCGTTAGATCGCCCAAATAAACCCCTCTATCGTCACTATTCATAAAGTTGCGTACCTTGTAGTGGTTCTCTTGCCACGCTCCGTCAGGGGGTGCAGAGAGGCCCAGAATCCACTCTGCTTTCGCTTTAAGGGCTTCGTATTGGGCTGGATCGTAGGTAACGACTTCGCTATAGATGTCTGAGGTGTTTTTGTTCACGACCGTGACAAGCGCATGGTTTACTTCCATGCCACCCTCGTTCATAGCGCCCATATAAAACTGGAGTTGAGCGCCGTAGGCTTCATCCCATTTAGAATAGGCTAGGTTTGTGCGCTTACCAGCAATCCAAGCGATTACGCCCCATTTAGCAAGCTGATTAAATCGTTTGCTATTAGCAGACTTGCATTCCCAAAGAATGTAAGCCCTATCAGCGCCATTAAGAACAAAAAAACCATCTATATGCCAAGACAAATGCCCACCGAAAAAACTACCTCCTAGCTGCTCTTTCGTTTGCGGAGCTATTGCTATTAGTTGAGAACCAAAATTCTCAACTAATATGTCTTCTATTTTTTGTCCAATCTGAAATATTAATTGTCGCCTACCATCGTTAATTAAAGGTAAGCACCAACGCCATCCAAGCCATAGCTCTCTTGGACATTCCTTGCCGATTTCACTACCACCAAGATATTGTCGCCTCGATGCGAGTGAACCCAAGTTCACAAGCATCGTGGTAACGATATTGTAGATTTTATCAATCATCTAAGAAGCTTGTGTCGTCTGCTTTAGATTCTTTTTTAGGTTCAGCCGATTTTGCATCTGCCTTTTTTTCTGGAGCAAAAAAAGCAACCACTACGTTTTCGTCCTTACCTTTTCTTTGCTGTACTTCAATTTCAGCGGTACAAGACTTTCCTTTTACGAGGTCTGGTATTGCATGAGGATCTATTATCTTTTTGCCGTCTGACTCGATAACCGCTTTCCTGGGGTCAACGCTGACAGATCTCATCATTGTGCCAAGATCTCGAATCCCTTTGGCATTTGTTCCACCACCATCTGAATCAGATTTTTCGTATTTGAAAAACGTGTTTATCCAGTTTTTAGAATCAACCTCTTCAATGGACAACATGACGGTCTTACCCCATTCATTGTCTAGCATTTGGTGGCCTTCTTCTCGAATGTTGATATTGTATTTTCCAGCTGGTAATAGTTTTCTTTCAAACTCGCCGCCTGTGCTGGTTGATCCATCAATAAAATCGTCAAATATGTTTGTAATATCTGTCATGCTGCTTCCTCGCTCTTATTGCTTACTGCTTTCTTGTATGCGTCCTTGAATGCTTCCCACTTCAAAGGAAGCACTGGCTCACCATCTTCGTTCAACAAAGGCACTCTGCTTTTAGCGTCAAACTTATCTACACCACTTGTGTACATAACTCGTTCACCTTTCTCCTTTGCAGTCGTCTGTTTATTGAAGAACTCACCTTTGACCTCGATTGCTCTGTCATAGGTTGCAAACAATAGGAAGTCACACCACTCTTTTACCTTCCCAGCGTTCTTCTCGCGCAGTTTAAGCACCCACTTCTGGTGAGCGGGTATCAGAGGATCGTTTGTTACCTCCTTCGGCGCTGTGTGGCATATAAGAACCACACTAACCCCTGTATCAACGACTTCGCTGCACAGGTTAAGAAACGATTTCATTTTGGATTGGCTCAGTGAGTAGCCTCGAAATTGGGGTATGTCAGCAATGTCCTCTATGCCCATCTTCTTTTGAGCCGCTTCAGCTACAATGGATTCCTCCATGATCGTTTCAAACCAGTCCAAGGAATCCAGCACAAGCGTTTTATAATCGTGCTTTACTTCTTTGAATTGATTGAAAATATCTAGGACTTCGGCGTAAGTTTTAGCTTCTAATCGGTCAACGTCTAAGAATTTAGTGCCGCCTTCAATGTCTACGAATAGACACTTAGGCATATCAGCACAAATGGTTGTCTTACCAACACCATTTACGCCTGTTATAGCCATTCTTATTGCTTGTTGTAATCGACCAGAAGAAGGTTTCAGAATGTCTACCATTCGTGATTCTCCTTTGGTTTTTTTGTGAACCAGGACGGTTCATCTTCTAATGGAAATGGGAGTTCGTGTCTTTCAAAGTCTCGCCATGTAAGGCGGCGAACCTGCTTCCGCACAAATGCGGTTAGTTTTTTTAAAGTCATAAGTACCCCTCGTTGCAGGGGCGTTAATTTAATTAATTAACACCCCTGAACTGAAGGTACTACATTCTTGTCTTACTTGTCTACATTGTTTGTTGTGTTTTTTCTGTTGGATCTTTTAATTCATACGCAATGTCCAGCTCTTTTGAATACTGCTTAGCATCATTGTTTAATCGTTTTGGCAATTTGAAAATGGTGCATTGAAAACCGATTCTTATTTCGACAAACACTTTATCGCCAACGAAATAAAATTGAGCGCCAGATTCATAGTTCATGTACTTCTTTTCGATGCTGCTTTCAATCTGATCCTTCATAAAAAGTTCTTTACCGTGTGATGTAATCGCATCTATGAAAAGCTCACAGCCTTTTTTAACGCTAATTCTCAATGGATTACCGTTGTGAAGGATTCTTTTTTCTATTGTATTTTTAATTACGTTCTTTTCGACAAAAACCTGTGTCTGACAATAATCCAAAAAGGTCAACAATTTGGGGGGCGTACCTGCTCGATCCCCTGCCCTTCCTGGCAATTTGTATTTCTTTATAGGTTTCACGTTTGAAAATTCGTCATCTCTAAATTCGTTTTTCAAGTAAATCAAACGATTTTCGTGGTTTGAGTATGTGCGTAAATCTTCAACCAGATAATCAGGCACAGCACGAAAAAAGCACATATCATCCATCGCTAATATCAATACGTTGTTTCTCAATCCTTCTAAAAACGCCCACGAAACAAGTTCTTGATCGTCACGGTTATCTGTTTTTAGACATGAATGGATAATCTCGCACGTTCTGTCTTTCTGTTCTTCGCTAAACCCTGATTGCCAATAATTTGCGTTGCAGCAAATCACAACGTCTGACTCTTCTACATCAGGGTTACGCACAAAGTTTATGCCCCTGCTTGTTTTATAGAAAACTTCTAATTCTTTGTTGCAAATAAAGGCATCTAACGCATGACAAATGAAGTTCGCAGTTTTTTTATTTGGCGTTTGTTCCATTGGAAGCCTCCTCTGTCTCTTTTCCTATCTCTTTTCCTATTAATAAATCGACCATGTTTTCTATAGCCTCTAGTTGGGGTTTTGAAAGTAACCTTATTTTTCTTATTAATATTTCCTCGTTGTTTTTGGTGTTTGACTTGGTAATACCAAACATCAGCCAGCTTGGATCAACTGCAAACAAATTAGACAACGATATTAAGTTAGCGCGGGTAGGCGCTGATTCCCCTCGTTCCCAACGATTGACTGTATTTGCTGCGACACCTATTTCTAAACCAACCTCACGCAGCGTTTTTTCTTGTGCTGCTCGTAACTGCTTTATACGCGCACCTACTTCTACTTTTTTTGAATCAACCACAAGTTACTCCTTGTTAAGTAAACTTAACAAACACAATAAACTATATATTACTAACAACGCAAGATATTAAGAAAAGTTCTTTAATGTAGAAACCCTTTCGTTTAGTTTTGTCAACGTCACATGGGTAACTAGATGTAGATATGTTGAAGCTGCTGAACAAGCCAAGGTCGCATTCAGAGGTTCAAGAAGCCATTTCAGAATTGGTTCAAGAACATGATATAGCGGTCATCCCCTGCAATAAAAACAAGGTTCCCGTAGTTAAATGGGATGAATTCAAAGAACGTGTTCCGACTAACAAGGAACTAAGTTCATGGTTCAAAAAGTATCCCAACCACTTATGGGGTGCAGTAACTGGTAACCAATTCGTTGTTGTTGATTTAGATACGCATAAGAATGCGGATCTAAAACAGTGGGCATTGACTCACCTACCCTTCACACCATTAAAGGCGAAAACCCGTAGTGGTGGAGAACACTGGTTTTATCGTAGCGCTCCAAGTCTGACTAATCATCAGACCCAAGCGGGATTAGATGTGCGCTCGGCAGGTGGCTATGTAATCTGCGCTGGCGAGGGCTACGAATGGAACTGGCAATCAGATGAAGACTTTCACGTCTTCTCTGATTTGCCAGAACTTAAAGAAGAGCATGAGAAAGCCATTAAGAGCCTGATGAACACCAATGAGGGTGGCGGCGAAGGGTGGCACAACACAGCCCTGAAGTGGTCAGCACAACGAGTTGCTTGGGGTTGGGATGATGATCGCATTCTCAAGGAATGCGAGGAGCTTACCCAGCCAGGATACACGCATGAGCAGACCAGAGAAGAGATAACGATCATGCTCAAGGGCGCTAGGGATAAGGATTTCGGCGCTGATCGAGATGACCAGCCTTTGAAGGTGTTAACGATGTCTCAAGCCTTCGAGCTTGAAGCAAACAAGCCGCAAGACTATCTGGGACATGGCTTTATAAGCGCAGGGTTCAGAGTATTCATAATAGGCCAGCCCAAGATCGGTAAAAGCCAATTCGTCCTTGAGGCGCTCACCACAGCCGCTGTAGGCGGCGATTTTTTAGGCTACAGGTGGAACAAGGCCCACAAGGTTTTGTGGCTACAAGCGGAGATTAGAGGCTCCTATGTGGGTGAGAGGCTAAAGCCTCTCTTTAAATCGTTTAGTCCAGCCCAACAAGGGCTGCTTAAAAAGAACTTTTTATGGACTGATCGCGGCGACTTCGATATCGGCAGCAATTACAACAGGCTTCAAACGATGATTAAGAAGAGTAAGCCTACTATCGTTGCGATAGATCCAATGGCTAACTTTTTTACAGGTGATGAATCCATGAACAGTGAAGTGAATGGATTCCTAAAGATGCTGAACTCGTTATTTAGCGCAGAGGAGCTTGGTACAACGACTCCTCCAGCGGTATTTCTTATTCACCATACCAGGAAGGGGGTAAAGGATACCGATGGCTTTGAGGGCGCTAGAGGCGCTTCAGCAATGCAGGGATGGATGGATAGCGGGATCATGATGACTCGCCATGAAGAGGGAATAAAGCTTACCTTCGAGCTTAGGAACGGGCCTTGGCCGCAAAACAGAGTAGTCAAGCTTGATGAGGATTCTCTGAGGTTTGTAGAGCCTATTTTTGTGCCATGAGATTAACATTTAAGGTGACAGAAAGTTGACTAATGTAACATTTTCAGGTATTTTCAGGTGCGTTCCTTCGCTACCGCCCCACAGCGGTACGCGAAACTTCGTTAGCGCACCTGAACTCCCTTACTCATGAGTGCTAAGTCTCGAAGAAAAGGCGCTGTAGGTGAAAGAGAATTTCTCTCGTTCCTTGAAGGCCACCTACCTTCATTTTGCTTCCAGCGCAATTACGATCAAGCCGCTTTAGGCGGCTCTGATCTAATTGGCTTACCTAACATATCGCTAGAAATAAAACGCTACAAAGTCGGCAATGTACATCGCAGGGAATGGTGGCAGCAAAGCTGTGATAACGCCGAAAAAGAATCGTTGATTCCTATGCTTGCCTATCGATTCGATAGAAGCGATTGGCAAACGGTTGTTCCCCTACAGTGGATGGCTAATGAAATCGTTGATAATCCCCGCGACATGATTGCGTGTATGCCAGCTTCCTACTGGATCGAGGAGGTGAAGAAGCGGTTATGAGCAAATTAACCATTTTATCTCTCGGCGCTGGCGTTCAATCCAGTGTGATGGCTTTGATGGCCGCGAAAGGTGAAATCTCACCTATGCCTGATGCTGCAATCTTCGCTGACACTCAAGCAGAACCACAAGAAGTTTACGATTGGCTTGATTGGCTAGAAACACAACTGCCCTTCCCTGTTTACAAAGTGACACATGGCAATTTACGCCAGGATTGTCTTGATAGTGCGGTCGCCTACCAGACAGGAGAAAAGAAAAAGCGGGTTGCTGCTCCACCGTTTTTCACCGCAAACAACGCGATATCTATGCGGCAATGCACTAACGATTACAAAATCAATCCGATTCGTAAAAAGATACGCGAGTTGATTGGCCTCAAGCCAAGACAACGAGCGCCCAAGGAAGTCGTTGTTGAACAGTGGATCGGCATTTCTACTGATGAGATTCAACGCATGAAGATGAGCCGTGACGCCTTTATTGAAAATCGTTTTCCTTTGATCGAAGCCAATATGACTCGTTTGCACTGCTTAGAGTGGATGCGTGATGCCGGTTACAACCAACTGCCAAGTAAAAGTGCCTGTACGTTTTGTCCCTACCACAGCAATGCTGCTTGGCGTGACATGAAAGCCAACGACCCGAAAAGTTGGGAGGATGCTTGTGAATTTGATCTTGCCGTAAGAGAAGGTATTGGGCATCTCAAGGAGCGGGTGTTTCTTCATCGCAGCCTTGTACCTCTAAAAGATGTGGACTTAACCGACCCCGCCAAAGACCAGATTACGTTTAGTTTTATGGATGAGTGTGAAGGGATGTGCGGATTATGAAATGCCCTGAGTGCCATATCAGCTCAACCAGTGTTTACGATTCTCGACCAGAGGGTCAGGTCGTTTACCGTAGGCGAAAGTGCAATCGTTGTGGTCATAAATGGAGAACCGTTGAGCGTTTCTATCAGGAGCCAGTAAAGGAAAAACCAGTAAAAGCAAAATCGGTGAGCAAAATTTCTAAAAGGAATTTTGATCGCCAATACGAAGAAGACTTCGACTACTTAGATGAGCGATATGAAGCAGAAAACATACTACGAGATCGTGGAATCGAATTTGACTAAAAAAAGGGAAATCATCCTGGGTAAAGCGATTGAGCTAACAACAGGTGATCGTGAGGATCATCATGGGAAGGTTTTTGAGAATATGGAATCGTTATCAAAAATATGGTCGCTTCGATTGGGGGTGGACATCAAGCCGCATCAAGCGGCGCTGATGTTAGCCGACCTAAAGCTTATGAGGATATGGAACGGTAAAACCGATTTCGTTGACCATTTTGTTGATGGTGCAGGTTATATGGCTATTGCAGGTGAGGTCGCCATGTTTGAAAAGGAGTTGAGCGATGGTATCGCAGAAAATCACGACTAAGGGTAAGAAGATGCTTACCGAGGAAATCGGTGAGCAAATGATTTTCGATGACGTTATGGCGGGTATGCCTATCGTGCGGGTAGCCAAAAAGTACAATGTCGGCACTCGCGTGTTTTATGCGTGGCTTCACGATAAAAAAGAACCTGAACGATGGAGTCGTTACCAGCAAGCCAGGAAGGTCGCAGCGGAAACGCTGGTAGGCGAAACGCTTGAAATTGCTGATGGTGTTAAACATCCCGAAGATGTGCCAAAAGCAAAGCTGCAAACGCAAGTGAGGCAATGGTTAGCAAGTCGTTATGATCCTGATACGTTTGGTGATAAGAGCGGCCCGACCGTGAATATCTCTTTAGGAGATATGCACGTGCAGGCGCTCAAGGATATTACGAATAAGTCGAAAGAGATTAAGGAGGATTAGTCTTCTAATTCTACAATGCTCACAATCTCATCTTCGTAATGGGTGTTCGTTCTCAGTATCTTGTTTACTTCTTTTACCACTCCAACAAGATTGTCGGCGTTAAAGACGATAATGCCGCCATGAGTAAATTTTATTTGGTAATTAGTCATTGGTTATCTCCTTGTGGAAGTCGGGATCTAAAACCTCGGTATTTCCAGCATCACTTAAACGATTAACCATTGTTAGCGGTAAAATCGTTACCTCGTTTTGTTTGAACTGTGCGCTTAAAAAATGCTCAAAGTATTCACTAGCATCTTTCGGAGAACTAAATTCTCCGAAGATGCCAGACTCGCCTTCTTTGTTTTTGATGACAATGCAAAAACGATCTAAACGATTAGTCATTGGTTAGCTCCTTTACGCTCCCTTCCAGCGCAGAATCGATACCTAAGTTAATCGCTTCTCTAGCTGATTTTGCGTCCGGAGCCATATCAAAAGCCATTTTGCTAAAGAATTGGATTCCTATAAAAACGGCTTCTGGTGGTTCAAAATCGTTTTGATGTTTCTCGATTAGATCGAGTAAACCTTCGTTAAAATCGTTGTAATCATTCTGGTTCATGGTTTTTTCTCGGTTAGTTTAGCGACTTGTTTTTCATCAAGTGCCAAGTGAGCAATCATAGATTGCTTGATATATTCGGGTAAAGGTTTGCTGCCACGCTTGAAAGCGTAATAGCTCCCCTTCAAGCTAATTTTCAATAAATCAGCTACATTTGCGGCAGATCCGAATCGGTTCTCCATTTGGGTAAAAAGAGATTCGTTGTTCATTTCGCATTGTCCTTAATTTTGGGTAAAAAAGGTTTCGTTGGCCGTTTCGCTTCTCCTGGCAAAACGGCCAAATCGTCCGATTTACAGGTTGGCGCGTTGAAGCGAGATTTCCGCAAAGGTCGCTTTTTGCTCTAGCTTCTTGTGACACCAAGCGACCTGAGCAGCTTGGAATTGTAGCGATTGGTTGTGAGTCCGGTTTCGGATCTTTCCGAAAAAGGTTATGAGCTGTCTAAGCTCTGACTCGGTACGCTCTGCAAAACGTGCGTAGTGTTCGTTCATAGTTTTTCCTTGGTTGTTATCGATTGATGCAAAAAACATCGTTAAGCGCTCTATAAAGAGCGCTTGCGATGCTTTCTAAACGCTGTAATCGTTAAAAACATGGCCATTGATAAAAGTGTAATCGCTCATAAAAAGGTCGCGGGCGTACGAGTCATAATCGAAATAGCCATGTAGGTGTTCAGGCATTTCAGACAATAGTCCGATGGCGTCAACGTAGTCATAACAATAATCCAACTCGCTATCCCATTTGCCTCGATAGGCGTCTTCAAACTTTTCCAAATCTGTAACGCCGTAATTCGCAACGAAAAGCGGGTAAGCGTCTAATTCATCGCCTGATAGCTGCTCAAGTATTGAGACCTTTTCGGCTATGTCTTCGAACGAGTCCCATTCTTCGCACTTGATGCCGTCATAGTCATGGATCGCCCATTCTTCAGCGATAGAGTCAGAAGGCGAAGCTTTCAGCATGGCTTGTACTTCATCGGTTATTTCCTCGGCTGTTTTACCATCGAGGTCTATCCATTTGCCGTATAGCGTGCCTTCGTTGTAGTCGGCTAAAGACGCAACATAGATTCGATAATTTGCTGTGTGTGTTTGTTGTATTGCTTGCATGGTTTTTCCTTGGTTTCGGTATCGATACAAAAGCGTATCTATAAGCGCTCTCTTAAAGAGCGCTTTAGATAAGCCCTAATCGTTCTCTTTCCTTCTTTTCTTTAGTAGATAGTCAAATAGGAAATACGCCAGAAACGTATAGCTAAAACCTATTGTGAAGATCTCTAGTGGTAGGAATTGATTGCTAACGATCGCCCATAGAAACAGCGCCATTGTTAGCGCTGGTACTATGCACATTGAGAAGCATATAAATGTTATTAGTCGATCCATGGTTATGCTCTCCTGTCGTCAAACTTTGCAGCTTGCCTACGTTGCTGCGCTCGCTCTGCGCGTCTGCGAGAGCTGTTGTGGTCGTTTACAAACTCAAGTTTGCTTTCGGTCTCTATAGGGAGGATTCCATAGCCTAAGCCACTTATAAGCTCCAGCGTGTCGTCTGAGAGCGTTTTAGACTTGGCTAGCTGTGCGAATCGTTTAGCGTCTGAGCACTCAGGATAGACGCGCTCATTGCCGAATCTGTCACGCTGTACAGATACATAGATAGAAGGGCTCTGCTCGTTGATAGGTACTATTCTTAATGTCATTTTGTTTCCTTGGTTGTTTGTGGCTCTGTAAAGCCGATGTAGAGAGTATCTTATAGATACTTACATGTTGCAACTAGTTTGTACATTATTTGTAGATATTTATTCAACTTCCGCACATCGCATAGGTAACGCTGGCGTTATGCGCGGCAAAGCGTAGGGAAGGAAAGAAAAGGTACAAAGAAAGGAAGTAAGGCGCTACAGGTGGGCGTTTCAGTGTGTCTCGTTACTAAGGTGTGTAAACAGGTAAACTCGCTAAACCAGTTTTTCCTAGTTCAATCAATCACTTAGAAGCGGAACCTCGTGTTGGCGTGGGCTGGCTTGTTTCTTGGCGCCCGATCCAGCAACCCCACCCTCAAATCCAGGGGCGGGGGGTGGGTCTAGGTAGTCCCCACACACCAAAAAAAAATTCCTGAAAAAATTTTGAAAAATCTGTCACATCTACTGTAGTATGGTCGGCACAGGGCGCAGTTACAGCTACGCCCCAGCCTATTCCACCCAAATAACCAAGGAGAATTTAGATGGCTTACAAGAATTCTAAAGGAGAACGCGCATGAAATGCTATGGCTACATTCGCGTTTCCAGTTTCACCCAGATAGACAACACTTCCCCAGAGTGGCAAGAGAAGCAGATAAATGCCCTCGCAGCCAAGCATGACCTAGTGGTTGACGAATGGATCAACAACCTAGCCGTCACTGGCACCAAACCGTTTTACGAGCGTCCTGGCGTAGCTGACATAGACTTTCAGGCCGGCGATGTCTTATTGGTCGCCAAGATAGATCGTTTATCTCGTACTCAGTTAGACATACTGCAAGTGATAGACGATTTCAAAAAATCGGATATCACTCTTATCACAGGTGACTTTGGCAAGCTTACTGATCCAGAAGATCAGATGGCGGCGTTGCTGGTCTCTGTCATGTCCATGTTCATTGAATGGGAGCGTAAGAACCTCGTTGAGAGAACTGCCGAAGGCAGGGCTGAGAAGAAGGCTAAGGGGTTGTTCTCAACACGCTCAGATTGTAAGTGGGGGCAGTTTGTTGACGATGACAGGGTGTTCGATCATGGCTATCGCGCACTTGCCATTGATCGCATGATTGAGATGAGTTTAGACGGTAAGAGTTACCGAGAGATTCAGAAGGACATAATTGAACGATATTCATGTGGCCGCAATAAAGTGAAGCTGTCTTTGCGTACTCTCGGCAACATATTGAATGGGTACAAGGATGACGACGCAGCCTAACCCATTCGTTGAATTTGTAGAAAGCTACCACCAAAACCCAGTTGCTTTTGTGCAACAGGTTTTGGGTGTTGAACCTGATCCTTGGCAAGCTGAGTTATTGAATGAGATGGCTAAGGGTACTCGAAAGCTAAGTTATCGTTCTGGTCACGGCGTAGGCAAAAGCTCTGCTGCATCATGGGCGATGATCTGGTTCTTATTAACTCGTTTCCCTGTAAAGGTGGTATGCACCTCCCCTACTTCGGCACAGTTATTTGATGCTTTGTTTGGTGAGGTTAAGAAGTGGGTACAAGAGCTACCAGAAGTGCTTCAGGCACTTCTGGAGACTAAGACTGATCGTGTGTATTTGAAGGCTGCACCTAATGATGCGTGGATAAGTGCCAGGACGAGTCGCGCAGAGTCCCCAGAGGCGCTACAAGGCGTTCACTCGCTCAATACCTTACTTGTTGTAGACGAAGCTTCTGGTGTGCCAGAGGCGGTCTTTGAGGCTGGCTACGGCAGCATGACTGCTGAGAATAGTGTGGTGTTGCTTTTAGGCAACCCCACACGAACATCGGGTTTCTTTTTTGACACACATCACACCAATGCGGATCAGTGGTTCACCCGCAAAGTCTCGTGTTTGGATTCACCTCGCGTAGCACCTGAATACATTGAAGAGATGAAGTTACGTTATGGCCCTGAAAGCAACAATTTTAAGATTCGTGTAGAGGGTGACTTTCCAAAGGCTGATGACGATACGGTGATTGGTTTAGAAATCGTTGAATCGAGTTTTAAACGAGATGTAGAGGTGGATGAGGAAGCTGAGATTATATGGGGGTTGGATGTAGCTCGATTTGGCTCTGCTTACTCAGTGCTTTGCAAGCGACAAGGCCGAGTAGTTACTCATTTTCAGGATTGGAAGAACTTGGATCTGATGCAGCTTACTGGCGCTATCAAGGCTGACTTTGATGCGATTAGGCCGAGTGAGCAGCCAGCGGAGATATTGGTGGATTCTATTGGTGTTGGTGGTGGAGTAGTTGATCGTTTACAAGAGCTGGGTTTACCAGCGATAGGTATTAATACCGCTGAAGCACCCTCAATGGGAACGACTTACATGAATCTAAGGGCTGAGCTTTGGTTCAAGGTAAAGGCGTGGTTAGAGACACGCGAAGTCAGGCTACCAAAGGATGACAAGCTCTTAGCTGAACTGGTATCTCCAAGATACCAGTTCACATCGGCTGGGAAGATGAAGATTGAGTCCAAGGACGATATGAAGAAGCGTGGCCTACCCTCCCCTGATAAGGCTGATGCTCTGTGCCTTACCTTTGCTGGTGATGCTGCCATCGGCCTGAAAGGTCGTGGCGCTTCTACGAACTGGAGCCAGCCCATTAAGCGTAACATTAGGGGAATCGTTTAAATGCGGTAAAACCTATTAATGGTTTTCCCGCATAACCTCAAAGCGTCGTAAGCCCCCTAAGTGCTATAAGTAACCTAAGTATCGTAAGTATCTGAACTGTCGGAAGTGTCGTAACCGTCCATGCGGAAAAACCCCCACAGGGTTTTACCGCATACCTTCACTATAGTAATCGTCTAACAGTTTTTTGATAAAAACTGTCAATCCGAACACAGTCAGCATTGCCGCTCCAGCCCCATATTGCTGGTATATCAGGCACGTTAAACCGAGTAATAGATAGCATTCCATAGTTTCCTCCCATAGAAAGGGTGCAGCGGCGTGGTTAGAGAGTTATGGCTTAGGGGGAGCCAAGATAGCGGCCGCTGCACCAAGGGCTACAAAGCTGTAACTTTTGTACCATTTACTGTAGCAGTTATAATGATGCAACGAAATACTATATGTAGGTTTCTCAATGCCAGGTAAACGATACCACTCTGGCCCTAAAGGACACCGCCAAGCGGCTCAAGATGTCCAGAAGATCCTAGAACGTACTAAGAGCAAACGACCCCCAAGGGCAAAAGAGTTAACTGATGTCTGAAGCTTATGAGTTTGAGACCGATGCTGACATCGGTATGGATGAGGAAGAAGTCAAGAGCATTATTACTAGTGAGCTTGATGATGCAATAGATTTTATTGACAACACGATCTCCCCTGTTCGTGCGATGGCTGAAAAATACTACTTGGGTGAAGAGTTTGGCAACGAAGAGGAAGGCCGCTCACAGGTAGTTTCTATGGATGTGAGAGATACTATTCAGGGTATTTTGCCCTCTCTCATGCGTATCTTTACTGGTGGTGAACATATCGTTGAATTCGCCCCCAATGGCCCTGAAGACACAGAGATCGCTAAGCAAGCGACCGATTACTGTAATTATATTTTTATGCGGGATAACCCAGGATTCTCTGTGTTGTACCAAGCCTTTAAAGATTCGTTGATGAAGAAGGTAGGTTTCATCAAGTTCTATTGGGATGTCTCGGACAAGGTTGAGGGAATTTATTACACAGGCTTGACTGAAGAAGCGCTCAATGTGCTTAACAGTGAAGAAGATGTTTCTCTCGATGAAATAGAGATGATTGAGGAGAACGATGAGCAAGGCAATCTGCTCTCGGTTACCTACAATGTGAAAGGGGTAAGAATCACCCCCGAAGGCCGAATCAAAATTGAGGCCGTACCACCTGAAGAGTTTTTGATCTCTCGTAATGCAAAGGATCTTGAATCGGCAGAGTTAGTAGCGCACAGGCGCTATCTAACTCTTAGCGAACTCGTTGAAATGGGCTACGACTATGATGACGTTGAGCAGCATGTTACAAACGAGACTGAGTTTGATTTTAATCCTGAGTCTGAGGTTAGAAACCCCAGCCTCAGTGACATGCAGGTCAACGATGACCCCACCATGCGAAGAGCCCTTTACATAGAATCTTATGTGAAGATGGATGTAGATGGTGACAATCGTGCAGAGCTTAGAAAGATCTGTACGATTGGTGAAGAGTACGAGGTGTACCGCAACACGCCATGTGATGCTGTGCCGTTTGCTACCTTCATGTGTTCCCCTGAACCACATACGTTCTTTGGCTTGTCAATAGCAGACCTAACTGCCGACATACAACGAATTAAATCGTCTGTCCTAAGATCCACCCTTGACTCACTGGCTTTGTCAGTGCATCAGCGTGTCGCCTTTGTAGAAGGTCAGGCGAATGTTGACGATCTGTTAAACACAGAAATTGGTGGTGTTATCAGGATGCGTAGTCCTGGCGCTGTACAGCCCTTCAATATGCCTTTTGTTGGGAAGGAAGCGTACTCCATGTTGGAATACATGGACTTGATTCGTGAAAACCGTACAGGTGTTTCTAGGGCGGCTGATGGTCTCGACCCATCCGCACTACAGTCCTCTACTCAGATGGCTGTAGCTCAGACCATCAGTGCAGCTCAGCAAAGAACCGAGCTGATAGCTCGTTTATTTGCTGAAGACGGTATGAAGCGTTTGTTTGAAGGGATATATCGTTTAGTCGTTATGCACCAAGACTCAGAACGAATGGTGAAACTGAGAAACGAGTTTGTCCCAATCGATCCTCGCTTCTGGACTACCAGTATGGATGTGGTGGCTAACGTAGGTTTAGGTCGCGGCACTGACATGGAACGTATGGCAATGCTAAGAGAATTGCTTGCCAAACAGGAACAGATATTGGCCCAGCTTGGCCCTGTGAACCCGCTTGTTGGACAGGAACAGTATTACAGCACTTTGACACAATTGGTTGAACTTGCTGGGTTTAAGGATACGACGAGATTCTTTACCGACCCAGCTAACTTCAACCCGCCTCCTCCAGAGCCACCTAAGCCTGATATTAATGAACAGCTTATTCAGGTGCAGATGGCAGACATACAGTCTGAGATGGAAAGGAAGATGGCTGATCTCGAATTGCAGTACCAGAAGATGCAATTAGAGAATGATCGTTTAAGAGACAAACAAGAAACTGAACTGATGCTGAAAGTCGCTGAGATTGAAGCGAAGTATGGCACTCAGTTGGATGTAGCAAATATTCGCGCTCTGGCCGAAAGGGACAGAGCGCTAATCAACAAGGAGGCGTTTAGTGGCTGATCCGTTAGAGGACTTGTCACTAGCTGACAGGATACAGGAGTTGATGACTTCTCCTGTCATAGAAGAAATTCTGGACTCCGTTGAAAGAGAGATTTTTGAGGAATGGATAACGTCTTCAGATTCGAGTAAGCGTGACAGCTTATATCACGAATTTGCAGGTATGCAGCGATTCCTTAAAAGAGTACGCGCCCACATGGACAACGCGACTTTAATTCGATCCAGAAAATAGGATTAAAAAATGGCAGAACCGAACATAGCCAATAATGAGGCACTCGATTTGCAAAGCGCATCTGCGCTAATAGACCAGCTTCAAGAAGAAGCAGAAAAATCTGAAAACCAAGAGGTTGAAGATCAGGCAGAAGAAGAGGTACTCGAAGAAACCCAAGAGGACTTCGAAGATTCAGAAGACGATGCCGAACCGCTAGATGAGGATGATGAGGAAGAGGTTGAACAGGAGGCCGCTTTATACACCGTTAAAGTTAATGGTGAAGATAAACAGGTCACACTTGATGAAGCCCTGAATGGTTATTCGAGGCAAGCGGATTACACACGCAAGTCCCAAGATCTTGCTGCAAGCAAGAAAAATTTTGAGGACGAGCGTGAAGCAGTGCTACAAGAGCGAGCAACCTACGCAAGTTTGTTGCCTCAGTTGCAAAATGCTTTGATGGTTGATGATGAGCCTGAACCCGATTGGGATAAGGAATTCGCTGATAACCCCATGCAAGCCTCTAGGCTAAAGTATGAGTGGGACAAAAAGCGTGACCTTAAATACCAAAAGTTACAGGCGATTCAGAACGAACAACAACGGTTACAGAGCGATCTGTATGAAGAGCAGAATCGTGCGATTGAAGAATTGCGGGTAGAAGAAACCTCCAAGCTCCCTGATTTGATCCCAGAGTGGAAGGACAATTCGACTTTCTCCAAAGAGAAAGGAGAAATCAAAGAGTACCTTATGAACGAAGGGATTACAGAGGAAGAGATCATGGCCTTGACTATGGCTAAGCATATTCAGCTAATCCGAAAGGCTTGGCTGTATGACAAAGGTGTAGCTAAGACCAAGAAGACTCGCGCTCAGACAGGCAAGACTGTTTCTTCAGGATCTTCTCAAAAGACCCCAGTGAAAAAAAGCAAAGCAACCAGGAACGCTCAAGAAAGACTGCAATCTAGTGGTCGACTCGATGATGCGGTCGACTTGGCAAAACTTTTGGAACTTTGAGGAGAAAGCCTAATGGCTATCATAACCAACACCTATACTCGATATAGTGATATCGGTATTAGGGAACAGTTGGCCGATGTAATTTTTAACATCAGCCCACAAACAACACCCCTTGTATCTAACATAGGTCGTGAGACTGTTAGAAATACATTTTTTGAGTGGCAGACCGATGAGCTTGCAGCAGCAGCGTTAATATAGGCGCCTTCGTGCAGCAATGTACGTCGAAAAACTCTGTGAATTGCTGGGACATCTCATTGAGACAATCAGCAGCCAAGCCTCTTACGAGGAAGGTTCAACGACCATCCAGAAATGGAGTAGAGCGAAGTCGCTCGAAGCGCAGAGAACCCCATTGGGGTTATGATATGGTCTTATCTACACGGTGACGTGTAGCAGCTCGAAAGAGCGGAAGCGAATTAACGAATCGTTTTGAAAGTAATGCTAATGCACAGATCGACGGTAACGATATTTCTTCGTTTACCGCAGTTACCCCAACAGAGCGTTTGGGCAACTACACTCAGATTATGTCAAAGAACTTCATACTTGCAGATAACCTAGAGGTTATTAACGCCGCAGGTAGAAAGAACGAACGTAGTTACCAGTTGGTTTAAGTTTGAGACCCATGCTACAGCAATGTGGTATTGCAAATCGGGTGAATTGCTGGGAACCCCTAACACATAATGGTGAGGGCAATCAGCAGCCAAGTCGCAAATGGATGGCAAATGCCAGAGGGTTGCGAAAGGTTCAACGACTAGGCGGTGAGGAAACGATAACCCGCCCAAGAGCGCCCGACTACCT